CAACAATTGATACCGCTTTGCCCGCTCCCTGCACTCCACCCGGAGCAGGATCAGTCACACTGCCGGGAACCGGTGACTGTTTCAATAAAGTCAACACAGGGACAATTGCCCCACAGAATGCAACCTTCGCCACGTTGATCAATCCCTGATGGCTGAAGTTGAATGTTTCCGGCATGAAGCCAGCGCTGAGAAGAGCAGTAGATGCTCCTCCAATTGCGGCGGCAGCTAGTGAATGGAGCCAAGCTTTCAAATTCATCGTCTCTCTCCTTATTAATCGAACGGACCTTCTGTTTTTGATGTCTCGATAATCAGCCACATGAACCCTGCGACCATCGCCAAAGCAAGAACTGCGAGACCTACAACTTGCCAGAACATAGCGTCCTCAATTAGATTCGTCCGCAATTGGTGGATCAAAAAGGGTTCCGCAACCACTCAAATCAGGACATCCGCGTTGCCAATACCAATCACGCGGCCCGATGTACAGCGCTACTCCATCTGGACGAATATCAATCCGAATCGACACAGGACTGTCCAGTTTCAGGACTGGCAAAATCCCGTCTTCCACTGCGTAGTGCTCACCAATTTCGTTTTCCAATTCACCCGGCATATTGGTCTGCCCCTGAAATTAAATAAATTACCGCCATCATACCCTTTTTACTGATCCTTGGTGCTCTCTTTTTCGTCTCTCATCCCCTCAGCATGGCTCGCTTGGCGGGTAAGCTCCAACAATTCAGACATCCTTCCATTGATCTCAATTTTTACTTGATCAATTTTTGCGTGACTTCTGACTCCCACGATAGCGGCGACTACAGCCGCCATCGCACTGATACTTGTGGTTATGATTTGTATGGCCCCAGCGGTCATAGGGCTCCCGAATGACCGTTGGTGTCTCTATATCTCTTGAGTGGCCCGTCATCTCCTGAAGGTGTATCAGGTATCACGCGCTCCCACACGTGCTCAATGTGCTCGCCTTGAATTTTGCACACCCAGAAATTCCCGTCATCGTCTGTGCCATACTGCCACAGTGGATTGCGCTTAATCGCTGACGTTGGGGGACATGCAGGTTGTCCGTTCCCGCCGCATGGTGTAACAATTGGACCCGGCATAGTTTTCTCCTCACTGCTTAGCGGTTAAGGTTGGATCGTTAGAATGAGCAAACGAGGGATCTCCATCACCCGAAGCTGAGTTTTTGATTTGCTCCATCGCGTGTGGATGCGCTTGAAGATAATCATCAATCAGTATTTTGATCACTGGCGTAGCCTTGGCTGCTCCCCAACTGAGAAGGGCTAACAGACCAGTACCGATTGGCCCACCAATCTTCCATACAAGACCCCAGTACATCTTGCGTCTCTGCTTGTCTTCGTCTTCTCTTTTTTCTCGAAACTCACGTGCTAACCGAAGTTCGATGATGAACGCGTCAACTGCGGCTTTATGGTCCGTAAGTTTAGATACTTCATCAAGCATCTCGCTATAGCGGCGGTCATCTTCCTTAATACGAGTTTGAAAGAATCCCGGTGGACGACCGCTTCCATTTGACCAGAACGCAAGTTGCCATTCGTGCAGTTTTTTGAGAACCTCCTGCACTGGCCCCATTTGTCGGGAGACCTCAGCCATAATTAACCTCTTTATTTCTACTTCACTATGCTTATCGCTTGGCATTCCAAGGCCCCTTATTAAAGGATTCCCGGCCTACTCTTTTAGAGGCAAGCCGGGTAAAAAGTGTTACCAGTTCCAAAACTCAAAGATCTTCTCCAGTATCTTAATTAGCAGCGACAGAAAGGACTGGTGTACCGGGGGTACCACCGGAGACGAGGATGAGTATGGGAAACGTGTTCGACACCGAACCCGGCGCACCTCCGGCAGTGAATGTATCCGTGACCGCGTAGCATACCGTCGTCCCAGCCGTCTCGCTTGTGTCTGAGTACGTTCCCGTTGCAGAGTTCACCGCCACTGTGCCACTCAGTAGTTTGTAGGCGCTCGTACTGAATGCTGTACATGAAGTTGTACCAGCGGCCACAGGAAGTGCATATACCTGCCCGAGACATGGACCTGACGCTTCTTGTCCAGAACTATTGGTCGTAATTGTTGCCGCGCATCCCGGCGCAGTCCATGTCAGCGAAGCTGTGACACTTCCCCCTCCAGATTGCCCTTCGACTACTGCGAGTTTTAGAGCAGGCGCTGGTGTAGCACCCCAAGCACTTGCCATGGAGGCTAGCGCGATAACAACGAGCGTTGCAATCTTTTTCATGTGTTTCTCCTACGGAATAAAGACGCTTAATGATGGTGCTCCCGGAACTAACCCCCCACCGACAATCGTCCATGTTCCACCGCTGGTTGATGAACTTGTAAATCCTGCTTGACAGGCGACCACACTGATCGTTGTTGTCACACTGAGAGAAGAACTACCGCTGTAAGTCGAACTAGAGCAAGTCGCTGCAGGAGTCGTATTTCCCGCAGTTATCGTGTAGTGCATTGTGCATCCCGGTGTTGACGAAGTGAAGCCAACTGAGAGCGGAAGCGTGTAGGGCGGAACGTTGTAAGTGCCTGAGAAATTTGGTCCGGTCTGGAAAGGAGTAGCACAAGCGGGAGTCGCACCGCCTGCCGGAAGAATTGCTGTTGCAACCATGACCCAATCGAAAGCTGTAGTGGTGGTCATTGGCGTATTGGTGGCCGTCGCTGTCGTTTGCAGCCAGTATTCAGGCACAGCGGGCTGGTAGACGAACAACGGATCAAAGATGGTGTAGTTCGCTCCCGCCGTTGCTGTCGTGGTCGTGGTCACGCCGGGAATCGCATAGCCTTCCACCCATTCATTGTTGCCGGACGGAAGTTGAGGACTTCCGCTTGAGAGCGTACTCGATCCGCTCAGATTTGTGAGTGTCTGTGTAATTGGCCCGGTGTCCCAGCAAGTCGAAGCCGTTGAGGTGTTGGCAAGTACAAATACATGCAGGTTCGTCCATTCGTTCGATCCGCACGCACCGTTGAGTGTCACGGTTGGCGTCCCGGCTGCTGCATTGCAGGCGACCCAGATGTACGCCTTTGACGGATTTGCCGAGTCCGCACCCGCGATGACGAGGTTGTACGTGTTCACTCCATCTGTTGGGGCTCCTAGGCAACTATTGCCATCCGAAGCCAACACTACGACTGTGTCGTGAAGAAACACTTGTCCTGGAGCACAACTTGCGTTCGAGTTGCTCTCGGCGATGCAGTGAGAATCGACTGCGATGGCCGACGTGATGTCAATGATGGACTGGCCTGTTGCACTTTGTAAAAATCCTGCAGCGGTAGCAATCGCTTGAATGTTTGTTGAGGAAGAAATATTCAGGGGAGTGGAATAAACCGCCGAACTCGTGGTCGGCGTCGTGCCATCAACTGTGTAATGAATTGTTGCACCTGCTGTTGCATCCGTGATCGTTGCAGTCTGCGCACGGCCATAGTTGCCGCTCTGAGGCGAAATAACTGGAGTAGCTGCTACTGGTGTGCCCCCCGTAAAAGTCGCCGTCACAGTACAAGCATTTGCAGGCATCGTTCCGGCATAAGTCGTAGTACCGGAGCCGCCGCAGCCTGTGACGCTGGTCAGGGTTGAGCCTCCGGTTGCCGTCACCGAGCACGAGTAAGGCGCGCTTGCCGCGTAGTTGCCTGCGCATCCTGAAATGGTCCCCGTTCCGCTCCCAGAGGTAGCCGTCGTCAGCACGTAGGTCGTCACGCCGCCTACAAGCGGATGCGGATACGTGTAAGGGGTGTAAATATTCTTCCACACGCCCGGATTGCCCGACTGGATACACACAGAAAGCGTGTTCGTATCGGTAGCGAAGTAACCGACGCCGTAAGATTCGCCACCCGGACTTGTGGCATACGGCCCACCCGGTCCTGCTGTACAACTCGTAGGTCGTGCGGAGAGAAGCCCTGTCCCTGTTCCTGCCGCGCCAGTAAAACTTCCGCTTTGTGCTGTTTGATCGTAATAGTAATCGCGATTGTTTTTGGTCACGAGATCTTGAATGAGGACATAATTTGCCGTTCCAACACTGTTGTTCCAGAGATAAACCGGCTCAAGATACTGCTGCGGCCATGCGATTGTGCCGGTTGCAGAATTCAACCGATTTGGGAAGACTTGGTTATTCATCAATTGCTGAGTCTGCCCGCGACCCAAACCATCGAGACATGGATAGCCTGTTGTAATTGTCGGCTGGTTTCCGTCCCATGCTGAACCTACGCCGTTAGGATTTCCTGTACTGGGATTTGTAACAGTGGTCCCGCAATATCCCCATCCGTTTGGAGGGTTGACTTCCGCCGCACTATCACCGCCATTTCTATCGGTAGCCGCTTCCCAAAATTGATAATAAGCAGCGTTCGCCAGCGTATTGCCCCAGACCATTGCAGGCCCGGCCTTCGATCCTGAAGCGCCTGAGCCGGTCTGCGACCCTCCCGGCCCGGTGATGTAGTTGTGGTACGCCTCGTAGCCTCGACAGCCTCGCCACGGCCCTCCAGACGACTTGGTGCCGTGCGTCTGGATGGGGATGTATTCATCGTTCATAGTGTTATAACGAGAGACGTAAAAGCCTGCACGGTAGCAGTCATTCGAAGCGCCGCCGTTGTAGACGTTGTTCTCGAAATAGATGGCTTGCGACGATCCCCATTGGGTTGGATTGTTGTAGGTGCCGTCACCCAGGGAGCCGGAAGTGTCCCCGATGTCGTTGAAGGCTCCCCAAGCATTAGTTCCCGGATTCGGACAAGTCGGACTCGGGAAGCCGTTGCAGGTCGATAGATCCCAGAGGTTGTGGTCGGCTACGCCGGTCGTGTTTCCGTAATTGATAACCCACGTTCCGCCCACGCCGCTTCCCGTGGTCGAGTTGACGTGGTTGTGGTCCCAGCGAATCTGCCCGTTCCCGCCGATGCCTATAATCGGTTCCTGCCCGATGGTGACCGAGCCTTCTTCCCATGTGATCCCGGTTATGCGCAGAAGCGAAGTCGCAGAAGAATTGGTCGTCAGGTTCAGCATCGGCCCGAAGGTCGCGTAGTTCATTTCGATGATCGTGTTGTCGGCGGCTGCACAGGCGTAGCTCGATTGGCCCCCCGTGCCAGTGCAGGTCACCGTCGTGTTGCCTTGGATGATCAGGGTCGTCACTGCCGAGGGAACCGCATAACTGATGGTGCTTGTCCACGAGGCCGTACCCGAGGGGATGTTTACGGTCACTGTAGAGTTCGTGTTTCCTGAAGACGGCAACGCAGCGAGGAAGTCAGATTGATTAGGGCTTACTGCCGTACATGTTGCAAGCGTGCAAGATGGCTGCGCGTAGAGAGCAGGTGAGACGAGGGCAAGGATGAGAATAAGTTTTTTCATCAGAATGTGCATGGACTTGCTACGTTTGTCGTGCCGTTGACGTTGAGATTGATTCCGCCCGTGGTTGCGACTTCGGGCGAGGTCTGGTTGATCGGCCAATAGTATGGCATACTCCCACCGGGTATCTGAGGGCGGCCACACGCAGCAAAAACAGATGCATCAGTGGACGTTGGCGTTCCATTTAAGATGGCCATCTCCGACATTCGCCCAGCGCCAAAGAGAGATGAACCCGCTCTTGACATGACATAGAGTGTCTGGCTGGTGAAAAAACCTCCTGCTGTTCCGGTCGCCTGTACTGTCGCTGTCACCGATGATCCATCCACATACGCCGCGCACGAATTTGAACTGATGTTCCAGAAAAGCAGGTAACTATGCCAAGCCGCAGCAGATGGTTGAGCGATGGTGCAAATCAGGAATCCCGAAGTCTCTCTTACGGCATATTGAATGTTCCCGCTATACGCAGAACTATTCATATCCACAATGAACGCACCGGGATTGGAATTGGAATTCGTGGAACTCTCAAATGCCAGCAGGTCGTTGGTTCCCCATGCATTCCAGTAAGCGCGGAACTCAAGGGCAATCGTGCTTGTAGTTAATCCCGTCAGAGAGAGCGATGAAGCCGAAACCAGATAATCGCTTGTTCCGTTAAACTGACGAGCATGATTGGTGGTTCCTGATGATGAAGTCGCTATCGCACCAGTAATAGATGGACCGGGGTTCTGAGCGACACAACAAGTAGCCGTCATCAAAACGATTAGTAGAGCAATTTTCATCAATCCTCCACCACAAACGTGTCCCCTGAATAAGTAATTGAACTTGCCGTCTGATTGCACAGTTTCCAGCTAACCGTGTTCGCTGCCGAAGGCCACGCTTGAAATACCATACCTGCCGAGCTTCCCCATCCAGTCAGGGATGTCTGATCAACTGAATATCCCACCTTCAGCATCGAACTTGTATTAACTCCGGGAATCGTTATCGTTGTTGCGCTTGAGCAAGAATTTGCCCCCTGTGTTCCGGAACTGACAGATACGGATACAGGAGGATAGTTGCCTGACGAATTCGCCGCCACTGACCCAGTTTCAACGATGTCATTTGAGGCAAGAGTGTTTCCTTTGATCAGACAAGAGTTCCCCGATGAAGTGCCGTCGCATTCAATATCAATTGGAAAGGGATCAACACCAATCATCTTGTTGTTGACGATACGAGTCTGAGTTAGCACAGAGTCAGCAGTAATCGCATAGATGGCTCTTGTGCCTCCTGACTGAGTAGCTGATGACTCAACCGTGTTTCCTGAAATGTCTGCAAAACCATTGCTATTGGTGTTATGCGCAAAATCAAAAGCCTCAATTGCAAACGAAGTAGATGCTGAAAAATGAAAATCGTTGTCCGTCCAGAGAAGCTGATTACTGTTGGCCGGAGAGACCGCCGTGCTGGTTGAAAGCGTTGCGTTAAAGAAATGATTATGGTGGACAATGAATTGCTCCATCCCGTTCACTTCACTCGCGCACACACCCGAGGTGCAATCGAACGTATTGTCGTCGAGCGTAACAATCACATTGTTTGCTGTAGAAGCCGAAGCGTTCAGGCGAAACGGCTTGTCGGCTGAGGTGGTGTAGATGTGGTTATGGTGGAAAGTTACCCGCGTCGAATCGTAGAACGTCGCCAGATCGCCGTTAGGGAATCCCGGACCTTGGAGTTTATTATCGTGAATATCAGCGTCCCATGTTCCCTCCACGTCATAGCCGGTGTCGCCGCTTGACCCTCCGCCTGTACATTGATTGCTTCCGAAATCTATGTATTGTCCCATCGATCCCCACATACAGGAGCGTCCACTCGTCACAGAGACAATGTTGTTCTCGACTGAAATCTGCTGTGTCTTGCGGGTGTTTGTGAGAGTGTTATCTGTGTTAGAATCGCCACCCCAATACCACATTCCATAGTAAGGACTCTGGAAGTTGTTTCCTGCTACTATCGCGTTGTAGGTATAGACCAGATTGACCCCCGAACCAAGACCGGGAGCACCAGTGTTGTCGATAGTGTTGTTATCGACAGCGACGTTGTAAGTTGAATTTCCAGTCGTGGCAGCCGAATATGAGCAACTGCTTACTCCAAGAGAGCAATTCGTGTAGAGCAACTGCATGTTTGTGAGAGTATTGTGTAGTACTTTGATGTCATTGCCGCCGTAGACAACAAGCATGGCGTAGAGCGCATAAACAGGATTTGATCCTGCGGAAGTAGAGTTTCCGATTACACGACAATCACGAATCGTGACATGCGCTATCGAAGTTCCTTGAATCCATATGCCGTCAGGCTGTCCAGATCCACTATAAGTCGTGTTAATCGTTTGCGGCGCGGGGCATGAAATAGTCTGGCCAGAACTCGACGTAGGTAAGGTCATCGTAGCCGCCCAAGTGATCGCCGTCGCTAATACAAGGCTGTGATTAGAGGAGAGCGTGGGTGCCGTTGTTTCCGTGTCGCCGCTCGAAACAATGATCGTGCCGGAATTAGAACCAAGCGTAGTATCTGCTGTGGTAATGAGCGGGCCTACATCGACTCCTGTACCTGCGTTGACGTAGATGATGTTGCCGGTACTGCCGCCAGACCCGCAAGGCGCTCCCGCATCTGCAATCTGCCCTGTCGTCCCGCTGAACTGTGCGCAATCAAGATTGGTGCTTGTGGTCGGGCCTGTCGTGATTCCTGCACCACTTCCCGCCAGAACCTTGCTGCTCGTTACCGTGGTCGCTGTGGCTGCAATAGGAACTTGGCCTGCGGTCATACCACTCAATCCGCCGCTACCCGCTGGTGTCGTGTATCCGCCAGCTTGATTGAGAAATAGCGAGGACGAGCCAGCGCTGTTCAAGGTCACGCCGTTCACGCTCAACCCTGCAACAGCGGTAGTCGTACTTCCAGACGCAATCGAAGTCGATCCAAGGGTAATAGGGAATCCGCTCCCTCCACCAGATCCACAAGCCGATCCGGTAGCTGTTACCACACCTGAGATTTCCTCAAGACAGGAAGTTCCTGTCATCGCCGAGAGCACAAGAGCATTACTAGCTGATAAGGTTTGGACCGCGCTCCATGTGTTCGCATGGGCAAGGTTGAGGTCGATTGTGCCGGTGCCTGTGATAGGCGAAGGAGACAGTGTCAAATCTCCAGTCGATGAGGTCAGCGAAACAGAACCACCACCCCCACTGCCACCCACATATCCGGCGAACAGATACCCGCCCACTCCATCAGCTTGGCAGTAGGAATTGTTCGGCTGAACCACTCCCGCGCCAGCGCATGGATTTCCAGTAATGGTTGTGGTGTTATCGGAAACCATGAAGACAGGCCATCCGCTCGGCATCTCGTACGTGACTGTAGGAAGTTGTGAGAACAGAAGCGGAGACAGACTATTGGGCCAGTTGGCAGTTATGCCGAGAGTCTGAAGATTAGCCGTATACGCCAGCGGATATTGAACCAGAATAGATGTGTTCGCTGGAGGAGGAGCGCCGGTATATTCGATCCATGTTCCCACTAGAGTCGTGTCTATACTGCCAAATGTCCCGAAGACAGATTGATTCACCTCCGCCTGACAAACCACACTTGCTATGTTGGCGTTGGTTACACTGGGAATCAGTGTCGTCGCTTGCGTCCCTGCCGGACTGCTAGCTACACTTACGCTTGGAGTGGTAACCCCGCACCGCATTAATATTGCCGCACTACCCGGACCAGTTGAGTTGTAACTAACTCCATAAGCATTGGTAATGACTGCGCCCGCAGGAAGGAATTGCGCAGTATTAGGAAGGCTCCACGTTAGAGTCGCCGCTACATCGTGATTAAAGATGCCTCCCACCGCCGTTGCAATTTGGCCCGAATTGGGGTTCGTAGGAGGTCCGCAAGTGAGCGTCGTGGTAAGGCTCGAATTGGTTGTATTAGGCGTGCAATTCATAAATGGGACAAAGACGCCTTGATTGGTATCAGGCGGATTAACTTGCATCTGGATAGAGGATGTAGGCAACGGCACATGGCAACTAAGCCTCCCCGTTTCCGGATCAGGCTGCCAAGTACAGTTCACATCCCCTGAAGGCGCGACGGGAAGGGTTGAATTGAAATCTAGTATCTGGGGATTAGCCGAAAATTGTCCGCCAAGTAAAACGTCTTCCGCTTCGAACTTTACTGGCGTTGTGATTGAACTAATAACTCCTCCAGAGATCGTAACCGTCGTATTGTCCGGCCTTGAGCATCCCAACAAGGAACTCGTCGCTGTCACACACGTCGCGCTTTCTACTCCGCCGCTGGGATTTGTGAATTTAATTGTTGCCGTATCGGTAAAGTTCAAAAGTACTTGAGAAGCGTTGGCGGCAGTATTAGTATCCACCGTAAACGTTGAACCCGGTATCACAGCAGCCGTGATCTGACCTGCTCCCGGATTCGTGAAGTGAACAGTTCCTGAGTCTATGAAATTGATCGGGCTCGGCGTGGCCAGAGGCACATTGTTAACCTCAACCTGCGCAGGCTGGCAACCTCCAGTTCCATTTGAAGCAACCAATGTCCCAGCTATTCCTGACGTAGTGCAGCCAGCGCTTCCACCGCCTGTGGCAACGAGCAGATCTGTCAAAGTAACAGGAACGGTATAGACTAGCGGCTGGAATCCTCCGCTCATCACTACGTCATAGCCCTGACCGGTTGCAGCAAAGAACAGCCACTGTGCTTTCGTACTTGCAGTAAACGGGTTAGTCAGCGGCGTGTTGTTCGCATCCGCATAAATGGATGCAAGGTTGATTGTGCCCGTGAGATAAACCGTTATAGTGCATTGAGGAATGAGATTCTGAAACAGATTAGACGACGGCAGACCTGACGTTAGCACCGCAAACGAACCTTGCGTACAGTAGCCATTCAGAGCAGCCGTCTGCGCAACCATTGCGGATGGAAACATGAGTGCGAGGATGAGAACAAGTTTTTTCATCAGAATGAACACTGACTCGCTACGTTCGTGGTGCCGTTGACGTTGAGATTGATTCCGCCCGTGGTTGCGACTTCGGGCGAGGTCTGGTTGATCGGCCAGTAATAGACGACAGATCCAGTTCCGCTTGCCGCTGTTGGACGACCACAGGCCGAGAACGATGCGGCATCGGTCCCATTCGGCGTTCCATTGATAATGGCTATTTCCGAGAGCCTTCCCGCAGAGAAAAACGATGTTCCAGCCCTTGATCCGACGTACAAAACCTGAGAGGTAAACTGTGTCGCCGTGCCTGTAATTGCGACTGTGACCGTTTGCGATACCCCATCGACCCATGCAGAGCAGGTTTGAGCACTGCTGTTCCAGTTCAACACATAGCTATGCCATGCGGCGGCTGAAGGACGGGCAAACCAGCAACTTAGAAAGTTGGTTCCGTCTCGGACTGAAAATTCGAACCCTCCAGTCCCCGAACTATTGGGGTTGACTATAAAGGCCCCGACATTACTGCTGAAGTTTGTAGAGGTCTCGAACACGATCTCGTCTGTATTTGAAAAGGCATTCCAATAGAGGCGAAATTCCAGAGCGATAGTAGCAGTTGTGAGACCGGTTAGAGATAGCGACGATGCCGATTGCAAGAAATCGCTTGTTCCGTTAAACTGACGAGCGTGATTTGTTGTTCCTGAGATGGACACATGGCGATGATTGCCAGTCGATACGACCTGAGCGCCCGCAATCGAGCAGAGTATCAAAAGTATCGCGCTAATACGTGCCATTGACCACCCATGTTGATTGCTTGGAAGTTCCGTCTGCTACGAATGTGAATTTTATGTAATCTCCGTTTGTCAGCAGAATATTCGCGCTCTGCGTGCCTGCAGCGAAGCTTGAAGTGCATGTAACGGCTCCGGTCAGAAGCGCTCCGAGCGTGTTTCCTGCCGCGTTCATAGTTGAACTTCCGCTGTTATCGGTGAAGCATTGAATTCCGGTAAGCGTGATCGTTGATCCAGTGGTGTTTTTGCAGGTACTTTGCAAATAGGTCCCTGTATTAATAGCATTCAGGCCGTCGCCGATTCCCGGCTGACAGGACCACGATCTAGCAGCCAAGCTAATCGTTACCGCTCCAGTAGCTCCGCTTACTTGAATCGGAGCGGTGGCAGCCAAACTAGAAACTCCGGAACTCGCTACGATTCCAAACTGTGTCCCCATAATTACTGTTGGCGTACCTACAATCGTCCCCGTCGTTACCGCCTGTATGTCTAGCAAATCCCCTTGCGCGACTGTGAAATTATGTGTCAGATCATTACATGAGGTAGCCGATGCTCCGCTTATAGTGCAAGTAAGTGCCGTACCCGCTGCATTTTTTCGCCAAGTATATACAACAGAATTGCCCACACCCGGTGCAGCACTCATTTGAACAGAGAAATTCTGGATAGTTGCTGCTGCTGGAGAATCGAGATCAACGTTGGTTTCAGTTGAACTCGTTAGACCGCCGCCACCAATCGGAAAGTATAGCGTTCCGCTCAGGGTGAGCGACGGACCCGAGTAAACCACAGGAGCAGCGCCCGCTGTCACTCCTGCAATAGCCGCTTGTAATGCAGCCATCGTTGCGAGTTGGGTTGTATTGGTTCCGGGGGCTGCCGTAGGGGCGGCAGGAATTCCAGTGAAAGTCGGAGATGCTAGCGGAGCCTTAGCGTTCAACTGGGTTTGGATTGAACTCGTCGGATCAATGAATGCAAACGTTGCAGGCGTCACTCCGTCCACAGTCTTATTCGTCAGTGTCTGTGTATCGGTCGTGCCGACGATTGTTCCTGCTGGTGCTGCAACGCTGCTAGTAAGGGTCGTGGCGCTTCCTGCAATAGGAATTTGGCCGGTCGTAAGGCCAGAGATGCCGCTACCTCCTCCACATCCGGTACAACTTGACACCGTAATCGCTGGGGAGCCTGTCAAGCCAGACGCCAAGCCACTTGTGTTGCCTGTGCCGCCATTTGTCGTGCTAAGAGGTAGGGTTAGCGTGGCCTGCTTTCCGTTCAACTGTGTCTGCACGCTCGATGTGGCATCCATGAAGGCCATCGTTGCCGCACTAACACCATTTGTCGAGGTTGGCGTGATCGCCCCGAGGGTAAGAGTGATGGCAGGAGTTGTGGTCGCGGTTGCAACTGAACCAGATACTCCGTTGGCCGTTACCACTGAAACGCTGGTAACCGTTCCGCTTCCTCCACCGCCTCCAAAACACGATGAATCCGCAGGAACCCATTGACTGCTGCTATTCAAACAATACAGAGCGACCGGAGGAGGCTGATTGATCGGGTTCGTTGTCGAAGTCGATGGCGCACCAACCCAACTTCCTGCCGACATGATGTATGCCGCTGCGGGCGGAGGATTGCTCTGTGCAGCCATAGGCACAGCGAACAACGCGAGAATGAAGAGAAACTTTTTCATATCCCCTCTACTTCGTGGCCGTCAATGTCATTGCCACTGCATTTCCCAAAGCCGCTACATACGCAGCCACATACTTTGGCCACACATTTGTCGGCATATCCCAGCGACCAACGTTTGCACTGTTCACGACGTTGATATTGCCAATCTGGTTGTAGTACCCCGGATACGGATTGCCGATGTCGTTGTTGGCACCGAGAATGTAAATATTGAAGGCTCCCGGAGCAGAGGCAAACGCCACTTCAAACGACAAACCCCACGGATAAAATGACCGGTTGATGCGCTCAAGCAAGAACGATCTGCTCAAAGTTCCAACAGCCACTACTTCGTTATCCCAGAGAAATACCTGAGCGTTGTTTCTGAGTATGTTGGCAAGATTGTTTCCCGGATAGGGTGGCATAGTTACTCCTCTTCCTGTTCCTACTGCGGTGCCGGTGCGTTAGAAAACTCCCACATTCAATTGGCCTGCGAGTGTTGCGAAACCATCTTGGTATCCGGGCGGAGGCGTTTGTTGAGCCTTGGTAAAGTAGAGATCGGTAATATTCTTGTCCACAATACGAAGTTGCCTCAATAAATCTGTGTACTCTTCGTGGTAGGCTTTCGCGAGAAATTGCCAGTTAGCTCCTGATCCTCTCTCCATTGAATCTCCACGTTGTCCTTCTTTCCAGAGGCAACACATTTCGTAGGCTCTTTGTCTTACGATTTCTTCAGTTAATGGAGGTGGAAGGGTATCATTGGGATTCTGAAGTAATGGCCAGTTAGCTTGACACCTAAATGTATAGGGCAAGACAGAAATTGGATGGGGCCATAATTCCGCCAGCCAGCTTCCATAAGTGGCACTACCCGGTCTAGAATCAATTTGATATGGCACAACATATAAAGGTTCATCAAAAACTGTTCTCTCTGCATCGATGTTAGCTAGGTCTAACTGTGTATAACTCCAGTAATCCATCGCATTATTATTTGTGGTGTCCATGATTCCATACCACCGACGGAAGTTAGCAGGAAGTGGATAGTAAGCCTGATAAATCATAAATGAGCCATTCGTAACTGGCGGCTCCGTCCAAGGTCTATCTATGGTTAGCGTGGCCTGCATAACGGCTGTAAATGTCGCGGAGGTACCTCCTGCAACCAAGGTGAATACTGGAGGTAGTTGGTATCCAGTTCCTGTATTTAGGACCACTGGCGGCAACGTTACCGTACCGTCTTGGTTAACCGTAATCTCAGCTTGACCGCCTGACCCGAGAGTATTAGGAACGGTCGTGCCATTTACAACATAGATACCCGGCGTCTGTCCAGACCCCGGAGTGTTGATTGTTAAATACGATACGGTTCCATTATTGCCAAGGGCGATAATGTTATACAACGAGTAGTATGGAATCCGAATCTGCTGCTGAGTCAAAAGTGGAGGATACGGAACCGTTTTTGTCCACGATGCGGTAGCAACTGCATCTCCTGTAATCGTCGTCGTGAACGGAACCACAGTTATCGTTCCGGGACTTAGGAAAGTTGCACCAGCATTAAACGATTGGTTCTGTCCCTGACCAGAGTAAGAGCCGCCTAGCAAGCCGGGAGTTAACCAGCCACCAGTTATACATTGGAACGACCAGACATTATCATTTTGAATACGTTGGAAAGCCTCGTTGATTCTAGTCGCAGCTAGGCCGCGATTCATGCCGGGTATAGTACCCAATACGTCTTGAATTAGATTTTGGAAGGCCATTATGCAGCCTCCCAAGTTGTAGTAAAATTGAGATAATTTAGTGCGGCTAGCCCGCACCCATCGGAGGTAGACCGATGAGCAACCTGCTTCAACAGGTGGCCCAGCCGCTTCAACAGATTACCACTTTTATTTACGGCCTTGTTGACCCAAGAACTGGACACGTTCGTTACGTTGGTAAATCTAACAAACCCACTGTTCGTTTGGGTCTTCATCTGATTCCATCTCAATTGAAAGAAACAACCCACAAAACCCGATGGTTGCGACAACTTCTCGATGCCGGAGAAAGACCGCGTCTGATAATCCTTGAGAATGTCCCTAAAGTATCTTGGCCGGAATCGGAGAAGAAATGGATTTCTCACTATCGTAACCTTCCTAATTACCCGCCTCTTACTAACAGTACTGATGGAGGGGAAGGAGTCGAAGGGTACGTCTATTCTGAGGAGGAAAGAAAGAAGCGATCCGCTTCTCATCTTGGGCTCAAAATGCCTCCCGGTACCGGCAAGAAAATTAGTGAAGCGAATCGAGGTATACCTAAAAGCACTGAAGCGCGCATACATTTTTCTAGTGGACAAAAAAATCGTTGGCAAAATGCCTCTGATGAAGAGAAACAAAACATGCTTAAAAATCTTCGCAATCCGCAGAGCCACGAAAGAATAGAGCAAAGCAGGGTGCGCTCTAGAAATGCTCCTAGAATATCTAACACCACTTCTCAATATAGAAACGTCATTAGGGTTAAAGGGACAAAAGAATGGCAAAGACAGTGGCGCGCTGGATGCATAATTGACGGAAAACATATTTGCATCGGATTTTTTTATACCGAAGAGGAGGCTGCGAGAGCGAGAGATCGCTATGTACTCAAGCACATCGGAGAACACGTTATTCTCAATTTTCCTCGTGCGGAATACGAATCCGATCCATGCAAAATAGTCGTCAGTAACGGGAAACACAGTCGCTCTCAAACGATATCCAAAAACAACGCTTCGGGATATAAAGGGGTAAGAAAGAACGGTAAAAATGGATGGACGGCGAGTATTAGTCATATGGGTACCCTCTATCGCCTCGGTACACATCGAACTCGCGAGGATGCCGCTAGACGATGGGATCTTAAAGCCATCGAACTCTTCGGTGACTTGGCCGTAACCAATTTCCCTCGTGCGAGCTACGATTGACACGCCTCATCCTCACTGTTTAACAAACACCTTTTTCCGTGCGACCTTTTTAGGAACTTTCTGCGATCTTCCATAGATCGCCCGGAAGCTGGGGCTGCTGGCATACGTCTTCTTTACCCGATGCTTCATCGCGTACTCCTTACTTCGAGGTCAATTTGGCAAGGTTCTTGGTCTTCGTCTTGCCACCCTTCTTGTGTGCCCACTGCTTGCCCTTTGGCATGCATGCAACTGCAAGGTGAGCCTTCTTCTTCGAGGATTTCCGCGCCATAACTCATCTCCTTTTCGGTTAGAACTACGTTTCTGTTAAAACGCCCTCTGTAAGCTGCCCCAGTAAGGGACTCACAGAGGGCGTTCAATTGTCTGTCCACCGGGAGAGGTAGTTTTAAACAGACCTTGTTAAAACCTCGTTACCACTGTCCACAGAATCCGCCCAGTTGAACCGTTTCTCCTGAAAGATTTGCTGCGGCAGCTACCTGCGTATTTGCGGTTCCACCAACTGTGTTACCGGGTGCGTAGAGCCACATTACAGACCACGTAATGCGCTCACCCGATGCCGAAGGAAATGCAAGTACATAATAGTTTTTGCTGACCGACAACACTCCACCGAACAACACATCAATAAACCGGCGATTGTTCTGGAGTGTGACTGGATCACCACCAGTGACGTAAGACGCAGGACCCGTCCCATAGCCAGCAAATGCTTGGCGATAGCCGATGTAGTCCGGGTACCCATTTACCATCGTGAGAATCATTGCGTCTCCTTAGTCTTGGATTACCATGCAGGCGTAGCCGAGCAGTGCCTTGAACAAGATGCCGTTCGCTGGAATATCGACCGCCAGTCCGATTGTCGAAATAATCGGCGAACCGGGTCCAGTTGTGGTTACTGTTCCGGGATCTGTCGTAACAGCGTTCACATATGCAGGCAAGCTAGCTGTACCAACTGCGGATTTTGCCAGCACGGTCGCGAGGCCGAGTTCCTGAATGAAGGTGAAGTTTCCCGGAGTCGGAGCGTTCAGGAAGACCACCGGACGAACCGGGATAGCTGTCGGAATAGCCGCGCCAACCTGATCAGCGCTCGTCACAATGTTCGGTGTCGAATTCAGCTGCACCGCGAGCGTTCCCGGAGTTCCACCCAAAGCCGTGAGGCTGAAGGTCGGCACACCGACATAGCCGTATCCGCCGTTGAGCACTACCGGGTTTCCGCTGATCGTTCCGGCAGATCCAACAACGACCTGAATAACCGCACCCGCTCCACCGCCGCTGCCGACTGTGGCTGCGATTGTGTATGTGCCCGCCGTCTGTCCGGAACCTACGGTAATGGTCTGTACGGCCTGTACAAAGGAGCCCGCACGGAGATAGCCGACTGTTCCCGTCTTGACGTTCGCAGCGGTTGCACCGGAATCAACTTGGACATAGCGATAACGTCCGGCGTGACACAGACCTATCGTAGATACGGAAAGCTGATTCGCTTCCTTTTCCGTAAGATCAAAGTAGTCGCCGACGTTCAATCCGCCAGTGTTGTACTGCTGACCGGTAACTGGATCGAGCAAGCCCGTCGCAGACGGAGAGTTCGCGTTATTGAGTCCACCCCAAATCGGGATTATTTGCTGTTGCGGCATTAGAGCTTCTCCTTCTGCACTCGCTAAACTTCACTGCTCACATTGTCCAGATTCTGGATTTGTGATTAACCGTTGTTGAAGATTCCCGAGTTGAATCCAAACGCGTATCCGCTGTGCTTAGGCTGGCAGTTGTACAGGTTTGTGCTCACGCGCATGAAGATCGCATCGATAGACACGTTGTTCGGCATCGGGGCTCTGCGGATTCCGTAATTCCATCCGCTCTTGTTGGTTGGCCGGACCTTGAAGGAACTTGTCTCTAAGAAGGCAAGGTACTCTGACGGCTGAATCAATGTATTCGATGGGATGTTCGATCCTGTCGGCGAAAACGCAACGTTCGCACCGTTGGACGTAAACTGCGGAGTCGTGAACGAAATCGTCTGTGTGCTCGATCCCACACCATCCTGCAAGTTTGCGTTTCCTTGTCCCGGAGATTCTGGAGCAAGCGGAATGTAATTCTGTGCTTGCGCCGATGGTGCCAACGGATCAGCGTAGATGTCGATGCCGTCGAAGTTGAAGCCGCGCCATGCGATGTCGTGGTTCTTGTTCGAGACGTCTCTGCGCTGCGCGTCGAGGGCGATAGAGATTGCAGCGTAACCAAAGGTGTTGGTAATGCCAAGGTCTGGATTTCCACCTGTAACTGTGCACTGTGCCTTCAACTGCGTCATAGCCGCGAAATCAATCTGACCCGGCGTGCCACCGTTGCCGAGATAGAGCGGCGTGGAATTCAGTGCTGTTCCTACCGCGCCATTGCGCTGCTGACCACCGTAAGTCGTGTAACGGTTGCCGTAGACGGAAGGGTCGATACCGTTGTTCAGCGCTTCATCAAGACCATTGATGGCCTTGATGCGGTTGTCGCTGATGGTCGAAGAAGATGCTTGACCGTGGCGAAACGAATCCATCTCCAACGCTGTGTTCAAACCAAGCACCATGTTCTCCATGTATGCCTGATACTCGTCAATGATGGTCGGAGGTCCGGAATTGATCACGCCGCCAGTGCCCGAGCCGTCATCATACAGAGCGTCATCCATCGGCCACCATGCCGCGTAGAACTTCGGCAGGAACTTGATGCCAGTGTTGATCTGTTGCGCAGTCACCGTGACGGTCTGCCCAGAGTCAACCGCAGCATACTGCGTACGGCCATAGAGGATGTTCTCCCTCATGCCAGCGCCACCAAGGAACGGGTCCCATACGCCTGCACGACGAAGCTTGGCTTGGAAGGGGGTACCTACGAAAAGGCAGTTGAAGAGCACTCCCACCCTTACAGCTTCTAATTCTGCCGCGTCAATAATTCCATACAGAGGATCGCTTGGCATTATCTTTTCCTTTCAATCACTAAGCTGTCTTCGTTATTCCGACAACCTTCAGTGATTGTTCTTTTTGAAGTTTTCTGCGCTGTGCAGTTTGCAAACGGCGCTTTTCCATCCACGCCGGATCTTGAGATTTCTTAACGTGATAGCTGTGATGCCTTTGCTTTTTATGTTCAGCCGCTTTTTGATGTTGGCGCTTTACTATCTCCTGCAACCTATCCCAAAGAGCTATGCAAACTGAATACGGTTCCGTATCAAAGGCCGGAGTAAGTAAATCCGTAACTTCGTCGAGGAAGAATCTAGCAGACGTACTATCAATCTGCGCCTTTCTACGAGCCGTAAGAAACGGATAGATACAACCTAAAAATACCCGTGACCGATCCCCACAAAGTCTCCACTGATGAACTTCAAAATTACTGCCCTTCTTACCGACGCCGTTTTTATAAAGCGTTACCTTGCCACCAAACCAATCGCGTAAACGATACAAAAGTTCGGGGTCCTTCTGAGAAACGCAAACGGTATACGATTTATTCCCACCACCCTTAGTGGAACAAGTACCTTCTCCTTCATAGATACCCGCAGCCCATGCAACATCAATTGCAGTGGGAGGTTTCGTGGCATCAAGCTCTTTGCCACCACGGTTTCCACGAACGATGTAGTAATTTCTCTTCATTTTTCTTTTCTCCTATGCTTCCATATTACTAGAAACATAGGTACTTATGCTGCGTCTCTTGCAGAAAGCGTGTCCCGAATCATCTTGGCCGTGTTTGCACGACGCTGATTTTCGTTCATCATCAGCGGATCGGGGAGTTCTTTTGTCTCCACCTTCCGCTGCAATTCTGGAATCTTCGAAGATACAACAACGCGCTGATCTGGGTTGTTGGCATTACGCTCGGCCCAAGTCTTTTCCTTGGCCGCAAACTCCTGCTCACGCGCATCCATCTTCGCCTTCCAATCAGTCTCAGCCTTGGCGGCAGCTTCCTGCGCAACCTTCGCGTCATGCTCCTGCTGCTGCTTCTGGACAATGGCTTGCTGCTTGCCTTGGAAGTCATATTTGCGCGCAACGTAATCACGGAACGGCAACTTTTGCGCAGTAGCTTCTGCGGCTAGTCTGTCGAACGAATCGGGGAGAAACTGTCCACCGGTAAGTCTCTGGTACTCCTGCATTGCCCAACCGACGTTCGAGATACCGTTGCCAAGACGCTGGTCGATCTCTTCTAAGAACTGGGGACTGCCGGGAGTAGCTCCGGGTGCACCGGCCACGTAGCGGCCATTCGCATCGCGCTGTCCTTCTGCTGTGGGAGTTACTGAACCGGGGGTAAACTTCGGAGCCTCTACCGGGATAAAGCCAGCGGTGCGCGCTCCCTCGTTCTGTGCCTGATAAAACGCTGCCAACGCCTTGGCATTTGCGGCTTCGGTCTGAAGATTTTTCTGTTCCTGTTCCCATGACGTCAGACCCGGCACAACTTTAGTTTCGTAAAACTCATTCAGTGAGCGGCGTTCAAGTTCGGTTTTTTCCTGTGCGGCGATTGCAGCTTGCCGATCTGCTTCGGCCTTCGCGGCGGCAGCGGTAGCTGTGGCTTGCGCCTGCTCGGCGGTCGTCAAGATCCCACTGAACCCGGTAATCACCTTAGCGTCAAGAGCGGCGATTTGCTCTTTCGTGAGACCGGTTTGTTCTAAAGCTTCTTGAACTGTCATAATTCGTTGCTCTCCCGGATTTTGAAATTACGAGTAACTTGGTTGCTGTGAAGTCGATGTTGGCTGAGGGGGTGTAACAAGAGCCGTCTGCATCTCCTGAATCCCTTGCGAAACTTTCTCCGCTCCGGACGCAAGACGAGGATCGCTAGCAGCCATCTGCTTCGCGACCTGATACCAGTTAGCCAAAAGTTTTTGTAGATCGTTGGCTTGACCGCCAGATGGAGCACCTTGCGATCCGCCTTGTGGAGGAGGTGGGGGAGCGCCGCCTTGCGGGGCAGCGCTCTGATCCGGCGATGGGGGCATTGACGTAGCCATGAGTTCTCCGTTAGAGGTTGGCTACAGTTATGCCTTGACAGAAAGCTTCTTGCTGTGACGACCCTTGCGGTTTCCCTTGGCCTTCTTGAGGTGCTTCTTGCCGCCGCTGTGCTTGACTCTGTGTTTCATGTGGATTCTCCTTTTGGTTCCTGAAATAGCAATGGCTCTGGGCCATTGCGGCTCAGAGCCATTGCTTGTCCAAAAGGTATGGAGGCGGTCGCTCTCTTGATTCCTTACGAGATATAAACGCAATCTCTTTTCATGTCAAGGATTTTTGAAAAATAAATTACGCAATCTTCGTGCCTAAGCCGAGTAGTTCTCGAATTTTTGCGTCGATATGCTCTGGGATTCTTTGCTTTTGTTCAATGTTTATACCCCCAACACCACCACCTGAGTAAACGACCACCATCTTTCCGTCAGTCTTCAAAGATTTTAGTAAATCGTTGGCTTCGCCGGGATCTGTCGGTAGTTCAAGCGTAACTTCCGTTAAGTAATAATTCTTTTGCGCCTTGACTCGAATAGACACTTAGCTCTCTCCTTGAAATCCAGATTCTGGACGCTACGACTCTTTTACGACTCCACGAGGTTCACCACCGGCTCCGCCCTTTTGCGACAGGCGAGGTGGCTTTTGCCCTGTTGGTGGACGTCCGCCTTTCCCTCCTCCACCCCCTTTACCGCCACCCTTACCACCCTGCTGGTCGCCACCTTCGAGGATGGAGGGATCGATGCCTAATTGCTTCAACTTAACGAGAGCTTTGGCCTTGGCAACAATCGCCATAACCTGCAAATCAACTTCCTCATTGAAGTACTGTTCTTTGAGCGTAGTGCCTTCTGTCTGTCCCCAGTTGCTCACTTCAAGATTCGACATCACAAAGGACCACGGAAGTGGCGCTCCACCACGCTTCAGTTGAAGCATCAACATCTGCCGCTGCATGGCGGTAACCTTGAGAAGCATATTCGGAACGGACGTGAGACGAAGCTGTCTTACCAACCACTTTGCTCTGGTAAGAGAGTCGTACATCGACTTTGTTTCTGGGTAGGTGCCGTTGATTAACTCGTCCGGCAAATGGCTTGGAACCATGTCCTGCGGGTTGTAGTCGAAAACTTCACGCGCAATGTTATCTGGCCCCACGTACTCGATCAATCGCTGCGTATCGAACCACTGCGGGATCAGATACTTCATTCTTTCGCCGACACGTTTGTTCCCTTTTTCAATACGCATCGCAATGCCCTTGGCAATTGGTCCGATAGACTCAATTTGCTTTGTGGCATCATCACTGTTCATATTGATTTTCAGATTGGCGAGATTACCAACATCGTTCAACCCCAACTGAGCGAGCATACCTTCCTTGAGGTATTTGAGAAATGCCCAGTTCTCGCTTCCGACTGTGACTTCTTCCGGCAACAAGGACTGAAAGCTTTTCTTGGGCTCACCGCCTGCTAGGCCGAGACGTACATCCTCTTCGAATATGTCAAAGTGCTCAATCTTCGTACCACCGTTAGTATCGAGGTCATACCCCATCGGCGGGTTAAGCCTTGCGGTAAGGACCTGATCCACCTTACGCTCGTGTTTGCGGATCGTTGTCTCGATTGAAGAAACATCTCCGACAAGGGAGCGTCCACCCGGCTCCCACGGTACGTCATCAACGGTGTACTGAATTACCGGGATGCGCGGGTCCCAATCGAAGGCAGGACCGTCGTACATCGGCCTGTCCAACCCGTTCGATGAAATGATAAGGCGAAGGTTTGGGTACACCCGGCAGTCCTCTGCCATAGCCCTACGCATGGAAGGCTGGCCATTTCTCATTCCTCCAAAAATCTCTTGTCCTACGTAAGGAACCTTGTAAAACCACGAGGTCCCCGGATCTCCCATTGGCAGTTCAAACCCGGTATTGTTGATCCTCATATCCCGGATAAACGTCCAGCGGATCTCGGTGTAGAGGTTGCCAAATGATTTTCCTTGATCGCTGAGTTCACCATAGCGCCACGACGCCGCAAAGTCCTGCCGCTTTGCCTGAATCAGCGACTTGTAATTGTTCATGCCTACAGTCTGAAGTTTCCCTTGAAATAATGGAAAACGACCATGCGCTTCGGCAATTGGCATGTAGTCGTAGATCGTGCAACTGTAGCAATCTTGAATATCGTTTGTTCTTGCAGGTATTTGGGTAGGAACAACATCTAGTACCCCGAGAGCATCGAATGTCATTTCTCGTGGACCGTAACCATATTCTGTCGGCCTGATCTTCGGCCATAAATAGCCGATTCCCATCACTGTGGCATATTGCAAGACCTTCAGAATCTGGATTGGAAAATCGCTTTCGAGGTAGACGGCTTTGCTCACCTTAGTGAGCATCTCGGCGGTCTTCTTGTAGGTTGGAACGTCAGAGCCATATGTGGCAATTTCACGGACTTCGGCCAAAGTTGTGCAAAATTTATTTACCGAATATCGTAATTCATTTGTAACTAATAAAGACCTGCTTTTGTCTTTAAAAATCCCATCAAAAACACGCAGATTGGCGGCAAGGTTCTTGTAACTTTTTTGGCCCTCTAAGTAGCCTTCGCCCTCTTGGATCTGGGACTCAATCCACCCAATCTTGGAGCTTGGCGAGGACTCAAAACTTGGGGCCTGCCAGAGTACCGTTTCTAACGTATCAAGGAACACGCATGGCTCTCAATCCTCCCGGTTTGGTCGTGTCCTTGGACGCAACTGATGTGCATCATAAAACAAACCCTGTAAACCGTCTACTATCAAAAAGGAAATGGCGAGCCGAAGCTCGCCACTCCCACCATTGCCAAACCTTACCATGCCAAGCCAAGCCCAGCTACAACTCACCTCATCCGAACTCGGCTCACCCGACCTTTCCACACCAAACACTACCTTGTCCGTCCATACCGTACCGAAGCGAGCAGTACCGTGCCGCACCGCAGCTAGCCTTTCCATACCGGCCTTGCGGCCCGTACCTTACCAAGCCATGCCAAGCACTACCAAAGCGATCCCCACACTACCCCGCCGAACCGGGTCTCGCCTAATTACCCAACCAAGCCACGCCCAATCACACCGCAACTCGCCATACAACACCCCACCTGAGCGAACCAAACCCTACCGGTCATAATGACCCGGACCTCACCGCACCTAGCCAGACATCACCCGATCCTGTCTGAGCCTTCCTCACCGCATCTCACCGTGGCGCACCCGGCCTGACCACACCTCGCCAATTCGGGCCTTATCGTGCCACGTCCCAACTTAACTAACCACACCATGACTCGCCCGACCAGACCGTATCCCGACACGCCAGAACGTAGCTCGCCCCGCCCGACCTAACCGGCGTTTCCGCCCGTTCCATACCACACCTAACTATGCCAAACCACTCCAAGCCTACAGCGAACCGGACCGAACCAAAACCCGCCAAACCAAGGACTGCCGTTTGCCACACCCTACCATGCCTAACCTTAGCAGACCTCACCATGCCACACCTTGACAAGACTTGGCGTGGCACGTCAACGCAATTCAACAACTGAAAACTTCGTGACCTGAAATCTTCCAAATGATGGCCGGAAATCTCCAACGCCGACAATGCGACCCGCATACGACAATGTTTCATGCAGTAGGCGATGATCTATGTATTCCGGAAGAAGAACTTGCAGGCTGACACTGCACTTCCAACCAGTCAACATCGCTGGACGCACGCGCGTAATTCCACTTCGCTGAATCACGACACGACGACGATCAAGGTAATCTGGTTCCTTTGCACCGAGAGAGCAAAGCTCTCCGATAGTGGCAATACCAGCCTTGAATAGATCCATCGCAGACTTGCGCGGCGAACGTGGATCTTGTTTGAACTTCGCGGCATGGATCACTGACTGCCGAAAATATTCGGATGGAATAGCTACACGGCCCTTCTCATCACGGTACATATAACTTTCAATGTTGTCGGTTTTCTTTGCAGCAGATCCCTTCTTCGAGTTGGCTTTCTCTTCAATCGCATCGCACGACCAGCGATGAAATAAAACTGGCGCTGTGCCCTCGATGCTGCACTCGATCATGTAAGGAGATTGAATCTCAACGTCCACTTTTGCATCATTGGACGCATTGGAAAGAGCAGTTACAACTGACTTCGTAGCCATATTCCTCACCTCGTTTTGGATTTTTGCCATACCTCACCACACCGTGGATTGCCTCACCTCGGCCCACCAGAACTCACCATGCCTTGCCAGTCCATGACACGGCCTGCCGAGTTATTTTGGAAGTTTTTGCCTTTGGGCTAATTCCTGAACAGCACGTTCAATCACGCCTGTCTTAGAAAGTCCCAACAACTCGGAGAGAGCGACGATCCATTTTAGAGTTCGCTCTGTCATCCGATATGCAACAGAAACTCTATTTGCCATAGATATAATGTATAGAGTTTTTCTATACACGTCAAGCGCAAAATGCGTTATTATAGGGCATGTCGTTTGGTGATATAAGGCGTGGTGTGGCTGGGTAAGGTTCGGCGCGGCTAGCAGAGGTGCGGTGAGGTAGGAGGAGCGGTTTTAGATTCGTCTATGCCGCTCTATTTTAATCAATGCCCTTGTTCATAACCTTCGCTGTGTAAATATTCTTCCCTGACTGTCTTCGACTTGTCATTGTCGAAGTGCTTGTCAAGGAAATATCTCATCGCATCACGATTGTAGGCATTTCTTGCGTTTGCCATTAAGTGTCTAATGTGTGATCGCAGTTCCGACCGCCACTGACCTTCAATCAGATTACGCTCTTCGTCCTTGATGCTCTCTTTAAAGGCATTGTATTTGCGGAGCCGATCCGACCAAACTTCGGCGTCATGAGCCGAAGCACAAATAATTTTCTCAAAACCGGGAGGTGCAGGAAACCTCTCTGGGAGACCCATACGGATCTCTCCCGATGTGCCGTTGTAGTAGTAGCAGATTTTTTTGCTTAATTGAGCGTTGTTAAGCATTTATCTTCAACCTCTTGAGGGATTGGAGATCATTCAAACCGAGTTGTTCCAACTGGATTTTCTTGAGATATTCCAAGTACCGCCATTCTTTATCTGAAATCCTGCACTCTTCAGGAAAAAGCACCTTGTACGTCTTGCTCGGCGGCAAAGTTACCATCCCAATCACATCGGAAGGGCATTGTGCCTCTACTAAAACTTTCGGAGCAACAGCCGCTGCGGCAGTGCCAATACCTATCACTTTGAGAAATGATCGCCTGTTCATACTTCCTCCCGGATATTTTCTTGCTTGACCCAGCGCTTACAAGGACACACCTCACCCTCAACCATCCCTAGAGGCATAATAAAGAAGATCACACCAGTTGTCTCAGAGTCAACGCTAATGTTATTTGGAACAGAGACCAAAGCGTGCCAATACAACGATAACCCAATTAAACCTAAACGGATAATAAGCGATCTATTGCTGATTGAGAACTTCCACCTAACGGGATGAAGGAACGGGATGGATTTAGTTGGCTGATCAGGATTCTTTACCTTACGTATGGCTCTACGTATCAAAAAGCGATTAAGCGATTCCGTCCTTCTTTGATCCATTTTGTCTCTCCGGTTATTACTGTCCAGATTCTGGTTTTCCCATCTTCGCCTGTTCTCTCGGATGATCTCTTAACCATTGCCGCGTGCGCTCGCCAATAATTTCATCAGACTCTTCCTCATCGAAGTTGGGATCGAGGGCATCAGTGATCGTTCTGCGTTTCGCTCCCTGCATCTTGCGCTCACGCTCCGCGTCCGTTTCGACTTTAGTCACGACCGCTTCTCTCTGCTCTCGTGGCTGTGGCCAGTATCTAGTTCCGGCACGGCGTAATTCGTCACGCATACTTTCCATGGCGAAGGCTAAACGCTCGTGAGCGATCACGAGACGTTCGATCAATTCTTCGTTTGTCCAGAAGTCACTCACCAGCTACCTCTCAATTGTTCGCCAGAAATCCAAGATCCAATGCCGCAACCCCGCCCGCCTTCATTCCTTTTGGCGGCGTGACATCGGGCACCACTGGCGTGGGCTGCGCGTATTCAGGATACGTCTGCGGCATTTGCGGTGGTCTGTACGTGCCGTTGGCTGCTGGAGCCGCAGGCATTCCTACCGGAGAGTGACCACCGAGGGCCTGAATGACGCGCACAAGTTCCTGAATCTCGGCTTCCTTCCGGGCAAGCTCAACAACTAAATCGGCTTTTTCTTTGATTGCCTTCGGAAGTCTCTTCTCCGCGTAAGACGACGCAGACCGAAGTTCTTTCGGCATTGGCTTAGCGGTTTTCTTCTGTGGTTTTTCAGGATGGAGCGCTACGCTTGTCTCTTCGTCTTGAAATGCGGCGGGGAGAGTAACTGGGTGCTCGACGGTAGCAAGGATGTGAGTTCCCTCACCTTCCTCTAACGACTCACCAGCGATACAGGCGGGGCAGTGCTTGGGTCCAGATTCTGGACTTTCGGCTACTTCGACCGCTGCGATGGCGGGTTGATCGGCCCCAAACTTATTTAACCACCGCCGCTTTGCCGCTTCCTTCGCTACCGCAGAACGCTCCTCTTTGGTGAGCTTAGGCTTATCACTTTTTGCCATTTCCGCTTCCTCTCCCGTGATTGATTACTCGCCAACTGCGCCGACACCCGCTAGCGCTTTCCGGGCGTACTTCCGACGTCCTCTTGTTGAGGTATCGGCCTCCTCGGTTGGCTCTGCTTCCTCGGTGACCTCTTCATTGTTCGCTTTTATCTGTGCCCTAACAGCGTCCAAGTTTTCTTCACGGGGGATGACGATTGTTTCGATGATCTCAGACTTTTCAACCTGTTCTGGAGGAAGAGAATCCAATGATCTCTTTACTTCTGACGGCAAGGTGATCGGGACTTCCATCTCAATATGAACTGTTCGAACGGCAAAGCAGTCCAGTTCAATTTTTACCTTCCCTTGAAATCCGCCACTGTATCCGTCTTCTTTCCTAAGACTGCAATCCCGACGCAGAAATTTGCGCACTTCACCCACAACATACTCGATAGGTTCCCATCCGCTCAACGGATCAGTGAAATTCTTGACATCTGGCATTTACGTCTCCTTTTTCGACATTTTGATTCACTGAGAGTCCCCGGAAGGACCTCGCCAAACCTTACCGCACCACACCGAACCTGACCAAGCTCTACCCGACCGCACCACGCCGAACCGGGCCTAACCTCACCTTACATTGACCCCCATCATACAGCAGGATCAATCTTTTTGGACTTCAAACTTCCAGAACATCCATTTGCGCTCTTCGCGAGAGTTGAAATAGGAATACGCGCCAACAAAAGCCATGCTAGTCATCCCCTCCTACTGAGATTGCATTGAGCATACATCTTCCCTCATTCGGGTTAACTTTTTTCTTATAAGGCATTGCATAACGTTTCTGGGACCGTTGAGCTAAGTCGTCATACGTATGCATATTCAGGTAACTCTGCGCAGCAGCGCGGATACGATCATCATGTTTATTCTTCTGATGCGTCATTTTGTCACGACCACCGTCCACGAGTTGCCGTTCCAGAGTTTTCAACTCTTCAATCAGCCATTTTGACTGCGGAACATACCATCCGCCGTTAACCGCCTCAACGAATCGGTCCATAAGAATCGGCACGGTCGTTCGGTTGGAATACCAGCCTTCTCTGTGGCGGTTTTCATCCTTGATCTTTTTGCCGTCCAGACGACCGGGGGTATGGTGATAGTTGAACCCCATAATCTTTAACTGGTTCTGGCAGGTATCGCCCGGTCCTTCTATCTGCTCAATGGAGAACTTCACACCACGCGGATCTCGCGACTTCTTTCCGTACCATGTCGCCATCGCAGCAAGGAACGGAACCGCTTGCGCGGGGCTAAATTTATTAGAAGTTAGCTCGGCACATTGAATATCGCAGCCAGATCCGCTCGCCACGTTCGTCATCGAAGCACAGAATCTGTCTTCGTCTTCTTTGCCAAGTCCATGTGCCGTATCAACTCCGCAACTATAGATCGCTCGTCCCTGTGGCGGCTGAAATACGAGCAACTTGTCCATTGTGTAGGCTTCTACTTCCTCATCAATGTAGAGTAGCGGGACAAGTTCCCAGTCGTAACGTTCATCGCGGTTTGATCGCCACACGAGCGGGATTATGTCCATGTACTTATCGATCAATCCCTCATCTGGATAAAATTCTTCTCCGATAGAGTGCCCGATGATTGCATAGGCTTGGAACGGATTCCTGCGGGTCTTGATGATATTCGGACCAGTGGTCTTGATCTCGTATATTTGGTCTTCGAGATCGAATATTACCTCTTCATCAAACACGCTATCGTGAACGCCAGTCAGAGCTTCAAAGTCATCTGCGGGAAGACGAGCAGCGTGCTGTTGGAGAGAATGACGTTCTTTTGCCTCGATGAATTCACATTGCCAATACCATTGCTGTTCAAGTGGAACGCGATAGTTGGCACCGACGACCTTCGAGAGATAATCCGTATTGCGGATATACGACTCACACTTCTTGATGTGAACTTTGGTTGCGTCCAAACGCCGCTCATAGAATCCCGGAGGCACTGGGTGCGTTCTAATCCAGTCTGTCTGTGGATATAGGTCAGTAGCGAGAGGCCAAGAAATGAAGATGGGCCTCATACGAGAGTTGGGCCATGACTTCTTAGAGTTTCTCCAGAAATCCGGGAACCATCCAACATTTCCAGATCCAGTTCCTTCAAACACCATAAACAGGTTTTTATTCGAGTGAACGGCAGGCAACAACCCCTCTTCGATCACATTATGTGGATTCGGAATCAAACCAATCTCTGAAATATGAATGCAATTCGGAGTTTTTCCTTGCGCAATACCTTTCGGTTGCATACCCGATTCAATCGAGAGACGCGAACCATTTGCAAAACTGTTTTTCGGAGTCTTAACGGGAATCAACCACCATGGGCATTCGTTGTATGCCGTATCGAGCTTGATCTTAATTTCGTCTGACTTTTCTTTCTGAACGGATGCCATGACAGCGAGAAGGTTGGGGATGAACATCATTCTATGAATAAACATCAACGCAACCAAGGTCGTGATCCCGACTTGGCGGGCTTTCAGGGTGAGAATCTGAATGCCTGCCTGTTGCTCCTCAAGATCCGCCACAACAGAGTCGAATACGTCTTGTGATTTGCGATTCTTAAATTTAGATACCTGTCCACCCTCATCAATCACGTAAGCATAATTATCACGCCAGTAGTTGTAGTCCAAAGCACAGAGAACCTGCTCATTTTCCATCCATCGATAGATTTCCTTGCGGAGCCGCTCCGTCATCGGCCTTACTTCTTTAATCCACGATCCCTTACTGTTGCTATCCAGAATGACAAGAGATTTCACACGCTCTGTAAAGTCGCGCACTTCATCAAATGAGTGGTGAACCGGCATCCATCCGTTTTCGGCTGCAAATTGATCGAGGTTATTTAAGATGATGCGCTCGCTATACAAGGCTAATCCTCTTCGTCTTGATTCCCCGGCTTCACATTTCCCTGCACCACGGATTCCAGAATCTGGACATGCTTTTCGAGTGATTCCTTGAGGCGCTCGGCAGACTGAACACCATATTTTGCCTGCTGCAACAGCCGACTTATCTCGGCGTCTCCGTCCAATAGCACGCGCACTGCTTTACCAAGTTTTTCAGGCTTTTCCCAACCATATTGAATAGACAAACCAGACGCCTTCTCAAAGGCATCAACCTTCTCTCGAAGCTCTTTGTAGTATTTCTCGTAGTCCTGATGATGTGTTGACTTCTTGCCGCTATCGTAACCTTCGTCGTGTGCTTTCTGTAATGCGGCTGTGTCGGCTTTTGATTGCCGTTGGCTAACGGCATATACGAGAGCCGTGAGCATCGTCATACTCATCGGGATCGGATCGAGCTTAGGCGGCGGTACAACACACTTCAACCGGTTCTTTTGCGCTATATACATTCCCCATGTTGGCGGTAGCTCACCATCCTTTACAATGCTTTTATCTGGAACCACCAAGGCCCAATAGTTGCAATACCTCATGATAGACTCGGCCTTTCCCGGCTGCTTTAGTTCCTTGAGCCAGTCATTGCGCGAGACCTTCATCTCGAATCCCCAGAGAGCCTTTCCTCTGCTCCGATATAAGCTAATGGCCATTGCATCGGCAGTACGCTGCCCGTCAAATCCTGTAGCATCTCTGACTTCTTCCAAGGTGATATACGCTGGTGCGGAGAATGTTCCTTGAAGACGAATAAATAAATCGTGGGCAGCGAGTTTCACTCCCGCTTCCAATTCCTCGTCCTGAACGATTTCAGGACCCATTAATTCTACGAAGGTAGGTTCGCCCATGGTTCTCCAGATTATGGATTACGATCCCGGCAATAACCTCTGCCTGATCTGCACAACTTTTTCCTGAGTCTTCACAGGTGACGGAAAGAGTTGATCGATAAGTTCGTCGGTGCTCAACGATGGGCCATCGCCGTCGTCGTCATCGTCTTCACCTTTTCCAAGTTTGCCGACACCCGACAGACTCTGCGGAGATCCGAATACAGCTTTGCCAATAAACGTCGGGCCTTTAGGTGACGGCAGGAATCCGAGAGCTTGGTGAATTGCCGTGCGGTCCTTCTCTCCTCCCGGCAACTTCGCAAACTCCACTGTCTTTTCCATCACAACGGGATGTGCCGACAAGGCAATAATCTTTACTGCGCTGACAGATGCTTCTGACATCGCAACCATGATCGCCCCAGCAAGGTGACGAAGATCGACACCAGCCGAGATCGCGAAAGCTTCCCATGGCAGACGTTTCCGGTCGTCTTCAGACACTGAATCGTATTTCTTGAGGAAAGCTCCAATGATCTCGTCTTGGGTGGCAAAGCGCATTGCGCTGATTACAGCTTTGAGACCACCCTCGGCTTGTTTAAAGAGCGGCGTCACTTGGGGAACGGACGCGAGCTTTTCCGGGCTTACTCCTAGCCGTTTTAATGCCAGCGCTCCAACATCCCTCGGCTTAGTCAGCTTAGGAACCGGCATCGGGCTTTTAGGTTTTACTGATTTTGTTTTCTTCGGTTTAGCTGGTTTTGCTTTCGACTTCATTGGACCCTACCATAACGGCGCAATTGACTCGGAATATAACACAAGTCACGGAAGAGTCTCAGGAAATATAGCTTCGTCAACGATTTCGCGATCTTTTGGATTGGAAATTCTTGTGATTCCGCCGTACGTCGGCCACGTCGTCGGCTGCAACCCCATGACTTCTGCCGGGATTCCGTCAAGAGGTAGTTGCAGTCCAGAATCTGGACGCTGCTCCATTGTTGGATTGGCGCAGTCCCGATGCTCGTAACACCGCGATGGGGAAAACCAACCAATTTGCGTATAGCGCCACCTGTGATGCCTGCGAATCAACTTATGGCACTTCCGGCATATTCTGCGGTGGTCAGGTTCGCGCCTTAGCCATACGCGGCACGCGGCGAACAGGGACTGGATCTTCTTCATGCACTTCCCTTACTTCGAACTCGCTACCCGGCTTGGACACCCTGCGCCACTCGGCCAGCATACTATTGGCTATCGCCTCGGATGGCAGCTTAGGCTCCAACTTCTCCCACGCTTTTCCGGGAAGTTTTCCAAATACATAGTAGGCCATTACTTCTTCTCTGTGGGCTTAGGAACTTCGGGTTTCGGGAGACAAACCGGGTCGCCGGAAACAGAGTCCATTTGCAGTGAGAAATCAGAACCGCACACCGCCATCAACTTCTGCGATGCGGCAGTAAGAGCTTCACGCTTTGCCGTCATCGCCTTGAACTGCGGTGTCTGCTCCAGTGCTGACTCAGCTTGAAGATACTCACTTTGAGCTTTGAAGGCTTCCTTCTGAAGCTCGACTGGGATCTTTGGCGCGGTAGACGAAGGTTTTACAGAGTTCTTAACTGATGGGGTTTGGGGCCACGCCATCACAGTGGTAAATACCAAAACGAAAAAACATATACGGGTGAACGATTTCATCTTTCTCCTTTTACTATCAACTTTACTCGACGCATAGCTGCATCGATCTGGCTGAGAATATCTTCACGAAGATTGACTGATTGCGCTAGAAATGGACGTGGCCTTGAAACCAAATCAGCTACCGCTCCTTGTACCGCCCATCGCGCATGTTTATAGGAACCACGGGTGTCAGAGATCACCTGTCCGCTATTGTTTGTGAAGTAGACGTTGTAGGCATACGGTTGATTGACGCCGATCCGCGTCACCCATCCCACAACTTCATTTGTTTTCTCATTGATGTACGCAGCAAAATATACAAACCCGGAAACTTTCCCTAATGGGAACATGTTGATCCACTTGTAGTTCATGCAAGCCACTCTTTCCACGCTGCAAGCCCGACACGTACATATTTATCGAGCACAGCCTTTCCATCTGCTGCCGCGCGTGGGTCATTCAAGAGAGCCCGCCCAACTCGGGCAACATCAAGCGCATCATCAACCGAAGCCTTCCAATGTTCTGGTGCCCAGTCAATCGCCTCAGATACAACTGATGGAACGCCTTCGGCGATGCCGTCAGATGTACACATGTTGAAACTTTCGCTATATGAAGGTTGCAATAACAAGTGCATTGTCGCAACTCTTCGCCTAAAAACCGGCCATGGTGCCCACGGATTTTCCTTCAACTCTACGCCGGGCAAATCGCGATACATTGCTCGAATAGAACTCAGTACAGTTTGTCCCCCACCTTCCGCTCGTCCACCACAGATCCAGAGTTCCATGGGATCACGCATAGCTCTCGCAATCTCCAGCGCCGCAGCAGCGCCGGTCATCATATTCTTCAGTGGACGGATAGCACCAAACATGCCAATCCTCAGAGTGCCACCACGATAAGGTGGACGACCTTGCGCGCTAAGGTAATCGAGATAGTACAGATTAGGCAGAAATTTACAATCGACTTGAAAACACTCTTTGATCCACTCACAGAAGCGAACGGAATTACCACCAATATTGAAATTAAAAGTGTTCCGTTCAATCGCCATATAATCTTTAATAAGATCCACGGCATTGGTATCAGCCTGAAGGAAACCGACGTTTGAGTGACAGTTGATCGCCAGCTTCACTTCTGGATAATCTCTGGAAAAATTGCAGACGATTTGCGTAGGAATCCATGGTGCAGAAACCACGATATGGGTGACATCTGGAAATTTCTTGGGAATGCCCGCTAGCTCCACGGGTTGAACGAATGGGGCAACGGTCGCTCTGACGCCATTCGCTCTCAACACCTTGGCAGTATTGGCAGCAGCTACGCCCAAACCGATGTGAGAGATACCAGCGTGTGCAGCGAAATTCTTATAACAGAGAATCACATGGATGGGCGTAGGCGGAGTATTCATTCCCAGTTTTTCCTTTGTTCACAGCATAACGCGAAGTAAATAAACGTGCCGAGAATATTACGCGACGATTATCAGTTTGACTTTTGAGATTCCAAGCATTGCGCGCACGACGATCCCAAACATCTCGTCTTTGAGCCGCTGGTTTTCAGGAAGTTGGTAATAGGGTAAGAAACACGGATGCTCGCGAGTTTCGGGATTCTTGGTCGGGCCATACTTCCAGCCCTCAGCCTTCTTCAAGGCGAGCCATCCTTCGTGTGACTGCTCTGGCGTCGTGTCTGGGTGTGCTTGAATCTGAGAAACCCCCGCAATCGCTGAGTTTTTCTGCCACTCCGGAGCATCTTCCCATTTGGGTTGAGAGTTGTCACCGAGAGCCATACAGAGCACTCGGTTCGCCTCATGAGCAGCTTCTGCTGCTCGCGCAATCATTTGAAGATCCATGTTTATTCCTACTCCGTTTCGACGCTGATCGAACCGTCCGGATTGGTCGTTACCGGGGTGTTGTCATTGGAGTCAATAACCGCCTGTAAAGACTCGGCGGTTGGTTTCTCGTAACAGGCAATTGCAAGATTGGCTTGCATCACGGAGTTACGGATGGTCCGAAGACTAGCCGTCTTGTCGGCTGAATCTGGAACGTGCTTGTTGACGGTTT